TTTTCCATCTTTCTCTACAAAGATGACTGCATTCTTAACTGCGTCTGATCCTTCTGTAAAGCTAGATAAAAATTGTTGTAAGTCTTGTACTCTCATTTTCTTAATCTTCTGTTTGCGTTTGACAGTTCGGTTATTAGTTCTTGTTGCTGTTGTACTCTCGACTCAAGAGCCACCACTTCTCCAGCCTTTTCTTTCCACTGCCAAATTTCTTTATGCAATTCTTGATTAAGCTTTTTATGTGTTTCTTCAATTGATTCTAAATCAGCAATACGTGCCTGTAGCACGTCAATTTGTTTTGTCAAATCTAAATCGCCTCTATCATCAAATTTATGTTCAACTTCACTTTCATAACTCATATCTTCTCCATGTTCTTTCTGTTTTGTGTACGTTCTTTTATCACGCATGTTGGCTTGAATTATTACACAAAGTATCCTATAATGTCAATCATGGGATTACCAAAAAGACTAACTGAAATGCAAATGCGGTTTGCAGAAAACTATGTGTTCGGTGATGAACACGGACCACTGACTAAAACAGAGGCTGCAAAGCGTGCAGGCTATAGCGAGAAGAATGCAAGATTTGAAGGCTCAAGTCTTACAAGTCCAAAGAAACATCCATTGGTTGTTAAGTACATAGGTGAACTACGTGAGGAGATCTTAAGAAAACATGAAGTGACTTATGACAATCACGTTGCACAACTAGGTAAGATTAGAGAGGGTGCTTTAAGGAAAGGAGCATGGAGTGCAGCCGTAAACGCCGAAACAAACCGAGGCAAGGCGGCAGGATTATACATAGACAGAAAAATAATAAAAACTGGGAAACTAGAAGACATGACAGAACAAGAACTAGAATTAAAAATGAAACAAATTTTAGACGACTACGCACAAATAATTGATGTGACTCCACCTAAATCTTCTGAATCTTCTTTACCCAAGTCCGAGGAATCATCGTCCGATCCCCAAAAGTAATACCATCTTCATCTTTATCGTACGAGGCAAATAATTTAATTGAATGTTTATCTTTAGAATATAACCAACCCTCATTCACAGGTGTTGCTAACTTCATCTTATCAAATTCTTTTTCATTAGCCCAACCACTATCGCTGACGCAATCTATCCAATCGACTCTTACTTTCGGATACGGCAGGTCGTTTGCGCTTTGTGTGTTTCCGTTTACTTTTCTCTTTGTCTTTTTTCGAGGCATAATAATACTCTGGGTTGTGTGTGCGATTGAATATATCAAAAAAGTTTTCATCAGTCATTAGTGTTCTCACAGATAAATCACCTCATCAATACCAGCCTTACGCGCGCGCGGCGGCACTACTGATATGGACATTATATAATGTCCACTAAACCAAATAATGTCCACTAAAATGTCCACTAAATTGGTCTAGAATCGTTGGTAATACTATATAATTTTGTAAATGGACATTATTCCACTTTTTTTTCGTGTTTTTTTTTAATGAGTCTAATTTATCTGTGAGAACTCTATAAGACTGTCTTTGTGTCCGGTCTTTCATAGTATTTCCTCAAAACTGATATTTTATCTTCGTTTTCTGCAATTAATGCTAATTGCTTGTCAATTTCTCCAGTAATATCTACGTGTTCTGGAATAACTATGTTGTGGTCGTCGATGCAGTGTATCTTGTATAGCGCATCTTCAATATTTGCTTCATATCTTTTTAGAACTGTTCTAAATAATTTTTCGTTCATAACTTATTTTTTAACTCTTTCAGGTATTGTTGGTTTTCCATCTCCTCTTGTAATTGTGGCAGATTTGTGTCCGCTGCCTCTTTTTCGTCAAATTTTAACTCATGATACATATCAAGCCTTTTTAAAAACTTGTGCTTCCACTGCCGTAACTCGTGGTCCTGCACTTTAAATTCCTGATAATATAAATCAGGTGTACAAATCATTATCACACCTTGACGAATTTGTGAACCATGAACGTAGTCATGTGCCATTGCATATGCTGCAATCTGTAAAAAATAATCCTCTATCCAGTCTTTCTGCTTTGGTCTATTTGCTTGTTTAAAGTCTACAATAGTTTCCATGCCATTATGATTGCAAACCAGGTCAGTAGCCCCAGCGTATAGCCCAGGATAATACATCGTGACTTCCGAGCCGTAATACTCTTCGACAGGTGCAAGACCGATATCAATAACTTTTTTGGCCATGGCTTTCGCCTTTTGTCCGAGTTCTGTAAGATCATCGTAGCCAGTTCCGAGTATATAGTGCTCCAAGAATTTGTGCATAGCTGTCCCCCTTGCACTAGAAATATTTTTGATTCGCTCTGCTTCTTTTTCTCCAACTTTGGCCTTCCACTCTTTTAAAAATTGTTTATTTTTTGTGGCTCCTAATATAGTAGTCACACTTGGAAGTCTAGAACCATTTACATCGTAAACCCTGGTCCCTGTTTCTTGGTCCGTGAGCTGTGTAGCATCCACATAGGTGTATCGAGCACTGTGCTTGATCGGCATACCTATATTATGATAATCTTCTATATCTTTATCACTCATCATTGTTTCTTTTTAATTAGAACCTTACTATTTTTATCATCATACCCATCAATATAGTATCCTTCTAATTCCTCATCCTTACTTAATTTTTTTCCAAAGATCTTTTCAAAGTTTTCACGATACAAATCGTTGGAAACCCTTGATCTTCCATCCCATTTTCTACCTTTATCTTTTTTATCACTCATAATAAATCCTCGTAAAGTGCGGGCCCGAAGGCCCACCACATTAGTTGATGTACCTATTCACAAGACGCTTGTGTGGTTTTCGTAAACCATAGTTATAAATCTCATCGATGTAAGAATCAATCCAATGTTCAACGTTCATGCACACTGGTAGTCTTCTCTTATTCTTTTTCAGTTGAGACTCAAACAGACTAAACTTAAAGTTAGCCAAGGTTTTTAATTTTAAGAACGCAAGTACAGCTTTCAAAGCATTTAATCTTTTATCAACAGCTAATAGTTCAGCTATTTGTCTAGCATTTTCTGTAGCTCTTTCTAGATTTTTAACTTTGAAGTCACCCTTCTTAAAAGCTTTCCGACCATAGTCATGAAAGTCTTCACTTAACAAAGCCATACAGATCGATTCAGTAAAGCCATGTTCTCTTTTAAACTCGGCGTACTGTCTATACGGTCTATTGTTTTCGTGTTCCTCGTGAGAATAGTTACGTAGCCAGGCAGCGTTATTCCAAATCTTGGCGCTGTTGTTAATAGCTGTAACATCTACGATTGATGCACCTCTTTTTATTCTAAAGTCAACCGGTTGCTTATCTAGCTTTCTAGCTTCGATACGGTGCTGACCATCGATAACATACCATTTCTCGTTAACGATAACCCTTTCCAATTGACCTCTTTGTTTCATGTCCTTACGTAATTCTTCGACATGATTCTTACTGATCACTCTGTTTCTATCAAAATATTTAAAAACAGAATAATCTTTTGTTGTTCCAACCCTTTCGGTTGCGTATGTAGTCATAAGACCCTTTCGTTCTTGCATCGCACTTTGAACACGCGTCGATGTTTTACGTGATTAATCAAGATCATCTTGTTTAATTTTGTTAATAATAAAATATGCTATTATGGCACCTATAAAAATGGCTATGATACCCATCGCTAACATACCTATTCCAAATTTAAATGTCATTTAAATCCTTAATATTGTTTAGTTTGTTTAATTTACTTTGTTCTATCTCGTACAACGGCGCACGCAAAACAAACGATGTACCATCGTCTCGCTCACGCTTATCACCCTGGTCAAAGAAACTTGCATTATTTAAAAATTTTTCTTTTTCTAACCAACCACAGATCTGAACAACACCACTTCTTTTATTAATACTTATAAATAATAAGATATCGCTTGGCATATCTTTTTGATACGCAACAAAGTTATGGACGTAGTGCTCCTGTATATACACATTCCGGGCCATTGATTTAATATCTACTTTCTTACCATTAATATTTATATCTTCATCGAGTCTACCACTTTCGTATCTTGGTTGTGGTCTACCCATCAGTCTAAATAAAGTTAGTTCACCAATTAAACCTGTGTATTGTTTTTCATAGCTACCATTAAACCCTCTAGACCTGTTACCAAAGTTTTTACTTTTTAAAATTTCGACAGCGTATCTTCTATCGTCATCATGTATTTTTATTTGTATCATTCTAAACTCATTTGTTTTTTATATTCATCTAAACTTACAACTTTATCATTCATAATTTTACCGGAGTAATGTGTTATGATTTGTTGTACCTTTTCAAACTTTGTATGTGACCAGGGCCAGATTAAACAACATACATAGAATGCATCTCTAAATGTACAACGCCATTTCCATTGCATTAGATACTTGGTGCCGTCTTTGCGTAAACCTTTACGCGGCTTACGCACAACTGTGCCCACACCTAAAACTTCATGGACCCATCTAACTACAGACTCATCAGTCATAGTTATTTCCATACTAATGCGTTGAGATATTGATACTCTGTAACCTTTACCTTTGTGTTTCTTTTTCTTTTCTGGTCGTTTAGCAAAATAAATACTACCTTCACCATCAAACAAACCTGCAATGTATGCTTTGTCTGTATCAGGAATCATTTTGTATTATCCATTTAATTGCTGTTGTTGTTGGATCAAAACTATCAAACTCAACTTTAGTGCAACTTGGTAGAAACACTATCGTAAATAAGATTATTACCATCAATCGTTTCATAAAATTCTCCTTCTGAATCACAATCCCAACATTGGTGAATCTTATCCTCACCTTCTGTTGCAACTTTTAAAAAACCATTACCTTTGCACGTAGGGCAAATATGTAATCGTACTCTAGCTTTTTTTAATTTTCCCATTTAACTTTTTTGCTTTCTCGTTTGCTATTGCTTCTATTGTCTTTGCTACTGATAATTTTGCATCGGGCAATATAACCTTTGATAACTTATCTAAAGTAGCGTATGTTTCTTTTGATAGAGAAACATTTTTGTATTTACTCATGTCTGTCATGCGTTTCCTTTCATTTTAATACACATAATATAGGTGATTTTATAGGATTGTCAATGAAAATATTATTAAGTTTAGTTATTTGTTCACAGGTAGCTGGCACTTGTTTAGAGCCATACGAATGGCCAACAAGATTTGATACCCAATACGATTGTTTAATGTTTGGATATGAACAATCCACTATAAAAATGAAACAAATAGGTCCTGAAGAAGTAAATAAATATAATATGTTTATCAAGTTCTATTGCACTCCTGAAAATACGATTTGACATTGTGGCAAGATTTTGTTATCGGTATAACTCTTCTCAACCACAATACCTATCCCCACAGTTTTCCCTCTTTGGGATAGGTTATCTT